TACTGCTGCTTCTTCTTCTGCTACTGCTGCTTCTTCTGCTACTGCTGCTTCTTCTGCTACTGCTGCTTCTTCTGCTACTGCTGCTTCGCTTGCTCGTTGTTCTTCAACTTGTTCTCTCTCTTCTTGGATTTCCCCTTTTTTTTTGGATTTCCCTTTTTTTTTATCATCTGCACCTTTTGCTTCTTTACCTTTTTCATATGTAGAATTACAACCATCAACCGCTAACCATTTTTTAAAACAACACGGTATACATTTTGCGTCAGAACCTTTTGTAGGTTTTAAAAATCCAGGTGAATGTGGAATATAACCTTTAGGTCCATTGTGTTCATCCTTGTAGTTAAACTCAATTATATGTTTTCCCTTTGGAACCTTCTTAGAACCTGGCGGAATAATCTCATCTTTATTAACTTCCGCTTCAGTTAAACTAACATTATCTCTCAAACTCCAATAACGTGGACATATGTACCAGTGTTGTTTATCTTCACTACTACCATATTTAAATGCATTTGTATATGAACCTTTATGCTCTCTATCAATTTTCTCTTTTTCTTCATCTGTTAGTATAACTGGTTGACGATGACGTATTGATTGACAAGAACTAGAATAGGATTTAAATCCATTTTTACCAATATTAGATGTAATAATTGCATTATCTCGTGCTACAATTCGTTTTTCAAATGGTGTTGGATTATTTAAAGCCATTCCTGTAATATCTCGCTCTAATACGTCTTCGTCTTCGTCTTCGTCTTCAGAGTTTTCATCTCTTTTATTATCACTACCAATACCTCCATCAATGTTACTTTTATTGTCATTTTCGTCTTCATTATTATCTTCGTCTTCGTCTTCATCTTCATCTTCATCATTGTGAGCAAAACGTTCTAGGCTACCTAGATCAAAATCATCATCATCTAAATCTTCTTCGCCTTCAATATCATCTACTAATTCATCTTTCCGTTGTCCAAACACCAATTCTTCGGCAACTATATTTTCTTCTTGTGCTTCTTCCTCTTCTTGCGCTTGGCTTGTTTCTTCTGCTTGTTCTTCACGTGCTGCTTGATTTATTTCATGTTTACTATGTAAATCTTCAACAACAAAATCTTGTTTTGTAATAGCATCTTTACATAATTTTTGTATTCTACTTGTAGCAACTGATGTAGAATATGTCTTTGACTGACTTATTCTAATTAATGAGTCAATATAGATATAGAGCGTTGTTAAATAGCTGATATTATTTATACCAGATATACTAACAATAATATTAGTTGTGTGTGGTTGCTGTGTTATCGTTGTTAGAAATCCAGGATTATTCTTGGTCTTTAATGCTTTATTTCCTTCTTGCATCATTTCTTGCGATTGTTTTACTTCAGCATATTTCTTGCGTGCCTTTTCTTCAGATAATTGAAAATTATTTTTTAAAAATTGAATAATATCATTATCCGAATAATTAAAATGAGGTTGTATCATATCAATAATAAACGCATCTTGACTATCAGTTTCATTATAATTTTCTACTCTTTTAAATCGCATTAATACCCCTTTATCTTTACCTTCTTTATTTAAATTATAATTTATGATATTAAAAATACCCGTTAAGCATACCGACATTTTTTTTAAATTTAAATTATGTTTAATTGGTAAATTCATTACATAATCCATATCTAATATATCGGTCGTTTCGTCATATATATCAATATAATTTATCATTTCATAACCTCTTGTAGAGAGATAATCAATTAAAATATTTATAATAGGGGATACCTTTTCTAGTATTAAATCATTAACAATCGCAATATTCTCACCTTTATTAAAAATTATTTTTACTGTAATATTACAGTTTTTATCAATTTCACATAATATTGGCAGTTTTGAACCGCGTTTTTCATCATAATGTTCTATGTAAAGTGATACGCATTTATTTTTCGCCATAATAGCATCCCATTTAAATATAGTCCCTTTTTCCAAGTAGGGAATTTTTTTACCGTCAGTTGACAATTTATCCGTATACAACCGATAAATTTTTTCTTGTCTACTTGATTGATTCATTTTAATCAATGGAATATCTTGGGTTGCATGAATTAATTTGAATATAACATCTAATGGAACAGTAAAAAAATTTGGCTGTCTAACATTTAATAGTATTGATTTAATACCCATGCCACTATAATTTATTTCCTGTTTACGATATTTGTATACATCATAAAATAGGTTGATAGAATCATTAATTTTCTCAAATTGTGGTGTAAATAATGTTTTCGTTTCCCCTATTAAGGTTTGTTTTTGTTCATTAAGTAATTCTAACGATGTTATGCCTTTTTCGTATAAATAGGGATAGTATATTTTAATGATACTTTCTTCCGTCATGGTATTATCAAATCCAGTAACTTCAGTTCTATCAATCTTATTTAATCTATCTTCGGCTAAGCAGACGTAAATTGTATTATTGAAAAAATTACCTGTATGCATCAAAAGATGTTTATTTGTTGATTTTACCATTTCATCGGCGCGATTTTCTAGAAAAGTATCATATGTATTAGTATCATATGGATTTACTGTAAACGAGTAAGAATATTTTTCTTTCATTAATTGAAAATATTGTCCAAGTGGTTTGTTCACCAAAAAAGGTGATCTCTCCAAATCTAATTTTAATATATCATTATAAGTGTAATTTGGTTTATCCGGAAGGGAATCTATATCAAAATCAAAAATATTAAGTAAAAAAAACTCTAATTTTTCTTTTGATAATTCTAAACTTTCACCATGTGTTAAATTATTGTATACATTTTTTGAATTAAAATATGTTGTTTGTCTAATATAAAAATAAAGTTCATCATAAGAAGTATTTAAATCATCCATTAACTGAAAAAGAAATTTCTTTTTAATTGTTTCAATCGTGTCATCTAAATGAATGCTTTCGGGTATAAATTTTATTTTAGGTATAGGATTCATCTCATTGAGTTCATTAATTTCGTCTTCTGTAAAAACACCTTTAAATGCTTCATCAGTAGGTTTTTGTATAAATAAACGGTCTAATGCATCACTTGTCATTTTATTTGCATTCTCTCCAATAAAAACATAGAGTGTTTTGATATTATTATTTTTATCTATATGGGCCAATTTATATATTGGTTCTTCTATAACCTCCATATATGTGTTATATACATAAATAGATATTTTTATGTATATTCATACCGTATTTGTTTTATAATGATAATGCTCTTACATCAAAACGAACAGTATATACATCTAAAATAATACTTCCGTCAGGTGTTTTAATCACTGGTTTTATTCTACCTCCAGGTTCTATTGTTGTAACACATTCTGATACTGCCAAAGTAGGATGATTTTTTATAGCAGTTGAATAAAATTTTGAATCGGGACATAATGTCCATACTCCATTTAATGGTTTACGCGATAATGCCAATATGAATTCTCTATTATTATCTCTACCTCCAATACTTATTTTTAAATCAGCAACAATAGATATTGATTTTACACCAGTGTATATCATTTCGCCATTATTACTGTTTGATGAAAGGTCAAATCGTTCTGAAGTTGAACTAAGTGTATAATTACCCGAAATATCACCAAATTCTTCTTCTTCTTCTTCGTTATTGCTATTAGTTGTTATCGCATTTTTATTTCCAGATGAATCTGTGGTATAACCACAAGAACCAAACAAAATACTATTCAAAATTCCAATACATTGAAAAAATTCATAATTGGGGTTTACTTTTGTAATACCCTTTAATGCTGTTCCTGAACCAAGTATTACAATATCGTCTATTCTGATTGGCGGATTATCTACTACTGCATTACTACTAATATCAAAAGCAGTTTGACCCGATAATAATTTAAAATTACAATCAGTTATACGCATAGAACCAATTTGTGCAGTAGAAGGTATTGTAATTCCTGTAAATGTTCCGGTTGAGTTAGGTATACCTAAATCAACAATAGATACAATTGCATTACTTCCATCAAATATTATTCCATTTGCACAATTTGAGATAGCGGACTGAGATACATTAAATCTTACTGTATTTTTGATTGTTCCAAATGCTCCAGATAATACAACTGCATTTCGGTTAATGTGTATATTACTTGTTACTGCGTTTAATCCATCAATGTCATAGACGGGTCCGCCTATATTTGTAAACAATACTTCGTCAATTTGCATGGGGGAACCATTGGTTTGGCGAATTAGTGCGGATGCATTATTTGTAATAAGTCGGTCTAGTGTTAATATTCCACCGTGTATCAATATACTGCCATTTGATTCAATTATATTTGGTGTAATATCAACTGTTCCGGAAATACGATACTGTTTTGTTCCATCTAGCGTAATGACACCACCAACCGGCGTTGGAAAATCAGTTAATGTTGTAATAATAACTTCGTTGGGAGGACCACCCAATAGTCTGAATGAAGTATTATTGGAAGCACTGCGATAGTATAAATAATTTTGATTTCCATTTCCACTTGTTCCATCTGATACAAATAATGCTCCTTCGGTTGAGGTGGTGGATGGCGCTGGTGCTTCAGTTAAAACAAGACCGGTGGGATCAATTAAACCCGTCACATTTAATTTACCATTGACAATGACTTCACCCGACGCACCTGGATTTAAAACAATGTTAGATGATGCACCTGTTGCAGAAAGAGCAATGTTCGTTTGCCCGACAATTGAATCCCCTGCCGATAAAACAATATTATTACCACCTGTTGTATTACCGCATTTTAATGTTTTTTCTAAATTACTCAAACCATATTTTGATATAATTGAAGTAAATGATTTTAGATTAGTAAATGTTGACGATGACGCCATTTATTTTTATATATAAATAATATTAAAATAACAATATTAAAATAACAATATTAAAATAACAATATTAAAATGTAAAAAAAATATATAAACATAACTAGTGTATATAATAAAAATTACAGGAACAAATGGTACATTATAATTTAATTGTTGCAATGTGTAAAAATAATGGAATCGGTTATAAAGGAAAATTACCGTGGTCTATTAAAGAAGATATGAGATATTTTTCGGAAATTACCAAAGGTGATGGGAATAATGCAGTTATTATGGGTCATAATACATGGAAAAGTTTACCATTAGTTAATGGTAAACAACGTGGATTAACTAGTCGCGATAATTTTATTTTATCGTATTCAATGACACAGGAAAAATTTAATACTGATTTTGAATTGAATGGTGGTAACTGTCATAACAACAGTAATATTCCAAAGGTCTTTAATTCACTTCAAATGTTGGATGATTATTTTAACAATAATAATAATAACAATTATGAAGATATTTGGGTTATTGGTGGTTCACAAATTTATTCTCAGTTTTTAGAAGCGAATAAAATCAATAAATGTTATGTAACATATATTGATAAACAAATTGAATGTGATACTTTTTTTCCAATGCTGGTGTCGGATGAATGGAAAGAAGTTGAACGCCAAGAATCATATGATGTTGCCAATACATGTGATATAAATTATATTGTTTATGAAAAAGTTCAAAATGTATCATGCTATTAGTATAATAAATTGAAATAATATTTATTATATTGACCTTTTTTACAATAACCAATAGAAATAATATGGATACGACTAGTGATACGATGAATACGGATATTAAACGTACACACGATATTACATATAATACTACATATTATCATGAACACAAAGAAAAATTAAATCATGATCGTCTTAAGAATTACCATAAAAATCGCAATAATATTCCTACAAAATTCTATGATAGTTATATTGAAAATCGTAAAGTGTATAATATAATAAAGAAAAACAAAACATCATTAAATAAAGAACTAATTCTACACTTATTAGAACAAGAATAAATGATATATTTGTTTACATATCAAAATAGGGATTATCGGTTATATTTGTCCCACAATAACGTTTAGGTTTTTTCTTATAATCTTCTGGTTCATAAACGCCTATTTTTTTTGCTTCTCCTAATAAAAATTTAAAATTATTCCAGAATTCATCTTTATGCCCTATACTTTTTGTTGCAATATGCGATAACTCGTGTATTGCCACAAACATTAATGTATTTGGATCTATTAATTGGTTCCCTTCCTTTTCTTTATTTAAACAAAATGCCAATTTTTCGCCCTTATTTTGACTATATGCCGTATATTCGCTTGTAGGTAATGTTTCCATTATTTTTTTGGGATTATATCCTTCTTTTAAGCGTTTAATATTTTCGCGCATAGGGTATGTTTCATAACAATGATCTACTAATTTTTTCATTTTTTCATTCACCGTTGCTAAACGATCAGCAGCTAATTCTAATTTATTACGCTCTCTCACACAATATTTTTTTCCATCTACATCCGATATAATACATTTTAAATTAAACACGTCTGATTCTTGGTATATTTTTAAACATATATATAAAATCAATATGATTAAAGCATAACCACAAAAATTTATATTCATAATGTGATGTCGTATATATTTATATAATATTATATCATAAATATATACGACATCACATTATATAACAGTCGTTTTAACAAAATCATCTAAGAATTGTTTATTTATTTTAGACGACCCTTCAATACAAATTTGTAAATAATTTTCATCTATTGGTTTTGTATCTAATTTTGTTTTTGTTAATACATATTTTTTCATAGGATAAAAACACATCACTTCATCGTTTGGTTTAAATGTAACACATTTTTTATAGTTGAATAGTATTCTGGATTTTGATAATGGTTTCATTGTATATAACTTCTCTCTTTCAATTAAATTATCTAATTCTTCATCTGTTACTTTAAATAAAAGACCATTACAAAACGCAGTTTTAACATCTTTTACACCAAATACTCTATGGTTTTTACCATTTACATTTAACGAACGTTTTAATCCTTTTACGGTAATTGGGCATATTTTTTTATGTGAACAGTTATTTAATTCTGTATTTTTTTCCATATTTATGAGTGATCCGTAACCAAAAACATAGGTTGACATAGTTAATCTTTTGTATATATTATAATATCATAATAGAATATAAGTAAATGTATAGGATCACAAATTACACTCATAAACAGGCAAAGAAAATTGGTGTTACGGTAAAACCATCTACGAATAAAACGAAAAAAATAGATGTGTATAAAAAGGATAAAAAGATTGCAAGTGTTGGTGCAAATGGAATGAATGATTTTCCAACCTATATTAAAAAACGTGGTATGAAATATGCTAAAACTCGTCGTCGTTTATATAAACAACGGCATGAGCGTGATAGACATACGAAATGGAGTCGTGGATGGTTAGCGGATAAGTTACTTTGGTAATGTGTAATATATAACTTCATATGTGCGTATAAAATTTTATAATTAAATTGTTAATTATAAAATTATTAAGGTGGTTACTAAATAATTATTTATTGTCTGCCACTGGGAGAACCAATTTCTAAAGGCAGGCGCATAAGGTCGGGCTCAATAGTAGTGTTCAACCATGGGCTCACCGACGACGTGGGATTAGGGGGTTCAGAGCGTTCTTGTAAGTTGGCATTGCGGAGGGAGCTACCGACGGTATCAATGCCGATTAAATGACCAGCTTTCAAGAGGTTAACATTTTTAAAGTCAGCATTTCCGGCAGGGTTCAGTTGCGCCCATTGGCTGTTGACATCCTTGGGCAACAATTCCGAGGGGTCATAGTTGGCGTTAGCGCGAGCAACCGGCGATAATCCATGCGTGTTGGTAGTAGAACCAGAGGGGACATTGGAATACATTTCGTTTTGTCCAACCTTTTCGGTCGCTGGGATAGCGGGGGCAGCCGAACCAGCAACACTGGCAGACCCTTGTGTTCCGCTAGGGGAAAGAGAGTTTCCATTTCCGAACCCATCAGCATAGTTGGTCTTTCGTCCAGTATATTGCATAATAGCAAGAGCTAAAACTAAGATACCAACTAAAGCAATAAAATGGTGCGACTTAAAGTTTTTCTGTAATTTCTTGAGGAAAGTCATTATATTAAATTAATGATAAAATATTTTTTCCATAACTGTTTATTTAATATTTATGGAATACCTAATATTAAATAATCATTTAAAAATAAATCACACGCTATTTATAAAAATTAATATTTTTACCTAAATAAAATTATTATTTTCATCATCAGAATCATCAGAATCATCAATATCAAACAACATATATTTTGTTTTTATTCGTTTTGCCTCTAAATAAGCTTCCATAGCTTTTGTTCGGTATTCTTCTGCATTCTCTCTGGCCTTTTTATAAATTTCATAATATACTTCATTTGGGTTTTTTAAATTGATGCTATCGTCATTTGAACTATCAATATCTAATGTTATCTCTTCTAAAAAACAAGAGTTGTCATTATCTGATAGAGTATCAGTTATTTCTTCATTCTTATTCTGAATATCATTTGTTTGTTCAAATTCTTCTAAAACTATACCCGAATTTATTATTGGTTCCAAATTTTGAAGCTGTGGTTCTGAATCGTGTAATTGTCCTAAATTTAATGGTTCTTTTTCCGTTACGGTATTTGTATTTGTATTTGTATTTGTATTTGTATTTGTATTTGTATTTGTATTTGTATTTGTATTTGTATTTGTATTTGTATTTGTATTTGTATTTGTATTTGTATTTGTATTTGTATTTGTATTTGTATTTG